GGACAGATTAGAAAGGTTAATAAGACTTGCTGATAAATGTATGGAACGCTACCACAAAACAAAGTCAGTCAAGTATAATAAAAGAGGACACTCTTTATTTGATGAAGCTGAACGCATAATCAGAAAAAGAGAAAAATGTAGTCTTAGTGAGGGTTTTAGAATACTGATGGATTACAAATATGATTAAGGAGGAGATATGTTAGTAGCTGATAAAAACTGCATACTGGGAAAAAGATTTGTTTACGACATGACTGCAAGCCATGAAACAAATTTTGTAAATTGGTCTATGTTAGCTGATGCTGAGGCCGAACTTGATAGCAACTTTGGTGTAGTGAAATACACACAAGTTGAAAAAGAAAGAATGTTTGAAAGGCAATATGGACACAAAAGAATTAAAGGATTTTAATGCCTGATATAGTTTGGTTTATTATTGGCAGCTATCTTTTGTGGGTAGTTTTGTTTGATGATAATGAGCCACCACCACCAAGTATGTGGGATTGAATTTATGTTTGAAATTTTTTTACCTCTAGCGCTTTTTGTTTTGTTAGCAGAGTGCCTATTTGCCAAAACTACTAAAGCGCAGATTTGCAACAATGAAAAAAATGGGTTATAAGTTAATTGTATTTATTAACCTTTTTGTGGAAGGGAGAGTTCCCTAAATATAGATGATAGTATGAGATATCTTTCATTACTCCCTTCCACTTTTTGTTTCTGATTGATACTTAATATTCAAACCTGCAAGAGTGCAAAGTCTATTCTTTTCGTCCATGCCTTTTGATGAAAGTTTTATTTCATCATTATCAACTTCAATATAGCCTTCTTTAACACTCTGCTCTATTTGTTCTTTGGGTATATCTTCTTTAAACATAGTAGCAAGTAATACACCTAGTCTTTTGGTTTGAACTTTGCTTAGTGCCATTAAATATGTTCCCAAGCCTTTTTTTGAAACAAAAGTGACTCGGCCTCTCTGCGCCTTATTAATCCATCTAATGTTTTGCCATTTGCTTTGTTCCACCTTTTAATCTCATATGGCACTTCTGAGATGGTTTCAGGTGTCAGTTTTTTTCTTAATGTACTCGTTCGGAAGTTTGATGGACCAAGATTGTATATCCATGCAACGAGTGCATCAAATTGATTTTGATTTAATTGCATATCTACCATATCATTTATGTAGCCCTCATATTCCTCAAGCTCAACATCAAGCATATGCTCTGCATGAGATTGTGACCACTCATCACCCTCTTTAACATTTTTTACGTGGCCAAATCCAATTGTCCATTTTCCTGCAGGGCATTTGTAAGCCTTAAGCTCACAGCCCTCAAATTTTTTTATTAACGATTTACCTTCCTCAGATATTTTCATATATGTTTTTTTCATTCTATCCCCAGATATGTGTTTTTTTGCCACCATAATATGGAACTGCATGAGATTCTTCAACTAAGATATTGCAAATATCAAGGCCATCAATTGTATATGGCACTCCTAAAATCCTGCCATATTTGTCTGTACCTTGTGATTGAAGCCTAAGTTTTTTGCCACAAAGCTCAATCAGTCTATCCTTTGCAGCTAGACCTAATGCTTTCTCTTTGAGATTTCTTGTTCTTGACTCAGGTGTATCTATACCCATCAGACGTACTCTTTTATTGCGAAGCCAACAATCAAAGCCTAAATCAACATCAACGTCTATGGTATCTCCATCTACAACTTTGACTAAATTGCAGTTATAAAAAAATGGCTTAGACATTATTTTTTACTTTTCTTTTCTTTTTTCAAGAAACTAAATTTTTCAATAAAAAAAGATTTCACTAAATCTAACCATTCAGGCTTGTATTTCCAGATTATTGCAACAATGGCAATAGATATTAAAATAAATCCTATAAAAAAGTCCATGCTACTCCTTATGTAGTTTACCTGAGTTTACGCTACACAAATTACAAAATCAATCTTTGTTATTAGATTGTGATGCTCCAAAATAAAAAGAAATAATAGCACTTGCTAAGCCACCAAGATAACCTAGAACTAGATTGATTAAGGCTTCTGAGTTTTGCTCTGGTGGTTGTAGTGTAACCAAAAATATATAACCCAAAAATCCACCGATAGTCGCAACTCCAATTACTCTCGCTGTCCAATCCTTAGAAAAATACTTTCTTGCACTTTCTTTTTCTTGTGCCTCTAAAGCAAAAATATCAACGTCCATTTGCTTCATTTGTGCATCAAATTCCAACTCAGCTTCTTTCAACTTCATAGCATCCTCACGTGAAATATTGCTCATTGCTGATTCAATAGTTTTTGGATTTGAGTTGGGTAGGCCTAATTTCTCTGCAATCATTTTAGCAGCCATGCCACCCATTGGACCACCAAGCGCAGTCCCAATTGTTGGCGCTACTGCTCCTAATACGCCTTGTAATAATTTTTTCATAAATTAAATCTCCATGTAAAGACATTCAGCTTTTGGCTTTTGCCTTTAACCATAATACCATCTAATTCTTCTAATTTGTATGTAGTGTTTTTTGCTGTTGCTTCGCCAATAAGATTTGATACGCCTAACTCTTTTGTATTTGACTCTAAACGTGCAGCAACATTTACAGCATCACCAATACAAGTGTAATCAAATCTAGTATCTGAGCCCATATTTCCTACAATAGACTCTCCAGAATTGATACCAACACCAATTTTTATTGTAGGCAGACCTTCATTTTCCAACTCATAATTCAAAAGATTTACGCCATCAAGAATATCAATCATTGTGTCTATGGCTTTATCCTCTGGCTCTGTAATACTTAGTGGAGCGCCGAAAACTGCCATCATCGCATCTCCAATGTATTTATCAACCATGCCACCATTTTTCTTAACTGCATTTGCTTGGACAGTTAAAACTCTATTCATAATTAGTGTGACATCCTCAGGAGTAAGTTTTTCTGTCAAAGGTGTAAAACCTCTTACATCAGTAAATAAATATGTGCAGTATTTCTTCTCTCCACCGAGTTTTAATGACTCTGGATTTTGTTGCAGTCTTTTGACTTGTCTTGGGTCTAAGTAATGCTCAAATTGTTTTTTGATTTGTTGTCTTAATTTATACTGCGTTCTGAAATTTAAGTAAAAACTAATACTACCAGTCACAAAACTACTTATAAGCGCCCATGTTACATCAATTAACAGACCTTTTTGTATCATTGACCATCCAAAATAGCCTGTGCCTAAAAATATTGCACTACTTGATACTAAACCCCATGTGATGCCTAAAAATTGTGTTAGAAGCCAAATAAAAAGCACTGACAAAAAAACTACAGCTAATTCTAATGATAAATGCCAATATGGAATATTTGGACTATCAGTAATCAAAATTGACTCAGCTAAAGCAGTTTGTATGTAATGAGGATAAAGAAGCTCACCTTTCGCTGTAGCAAGTTGTGGCATTACACCTTTAGCTGTTATACCAACAAAAACAAATTTCCCTGCAACATCCAATTCTTGTAACGTAGTTTTAGGAGTTTCCACCCAACTAATCCACTTTCTTCCATATCTATCAACTTTGCTTGGTGGTATGCCTTTGACAGTAATTTCTTCTATACCACTTTCGTTTGTTTTAATTATAAACGTGTCACTACCTGCCAAAGTTTTTAGAACTTGTGTGCCAAATGTGGGAATCCAACCATCTGGCGTTTGAAAGAGGAGTGGAAGCGTACGCACTAATCCATCATCTGATAAAGGTGCAGAAACCATTCCCTGACTCAGACCTGAAAGCTCATCAATCGTCGGTATGTGTCCTTTAAGTTTTATGCCTTCTGCCTCTTGGCCAAACACCACAACTCCTGTCGGCTCTGGGTAGATTTTATTATCATATTCAAAGGTGGCAATGACCGCAGAGGGAATCGCTTTCATTTGTTCCCTAAACAGTTCATCACCACCAAAAACATCAGCGTCCACAAATGAAATTACAAAACCAACTCCAAGTGCGCCTCGCTCCATTATCAAAGCTGCTTTTTCTCCTAATATTTTTCTAGGAAAAGGATATCCACCAAAACTCTGCACATCTTCCTCTGTTATATCAATAACTGTAAAATATCCAGAGGGTTGTTGCTCTTTAACAAAAGTGTCAAAGGTTTTTAGTTTTAAGATTGTTAATGGTTTAAGGTTATATGCAAGAGGCACACAAAAAAATAAAGCCAACAAAAAGCCATAAAAAACTTTTCTTAATTTCATTTGCTCAGCCTGATGATTGTAAAATTCTTATTTTTGATGAGCCACCACCATTAATAATTATTTGATTTGATACTCCATCTTGTATAAAGATTACTGTATAAGCAGAGCCTGAATCAAGGTCTAACTGCACAGATTGATTTACATTTCTTCTTAATGAAATAAGATTGCCAGTAATTATTGTTGTAATTTGCGTTGTTGTGTCTTGTCCGACATTAGTGCCTTTTATTGCAGTCGTTGTTGCCTGTTGGTCTAATTGTTCATCCTCTAACTCATCAATCTCTTCTAATATATCTAATAAATCTTCAAAAAAATTGACGTTTAAATAATCAATATCTAGCTCTGTGAACTCAAAATCAGCATCTTCAAAAAAATCCTCTGCGAGATAGTCAATATCTAAATCATCAAAAGCTAAAAGATTGTTACCATTGACTTGACGTGTTCCTTGCAAATCATCATCTGTTTTCTCCTCAGGTGGACTTACAATGAGCATATTGTCAATAATATCTAAAGTTAAATCCAAAATAACTGGTTTAGATGGCATTGTTTCATAGACTGAAACTGTGGTGGCTTCAAAAGGTCTATTTAATATTACTGAGCCAACAGCTGTAGAAACTTCAATTTCCCCACTAGCTGAGCCATCTGGATTAGGCAGTAATATGATTAAAGACTCACCTATTTCATTTACTGTCGTCGTGAAATCTGTTCCTCGTATAGAAATATCAGCAGTAGGTGTTTTGATAAATATGTTTTTTTTATCAATTTTAGTTAAATTACCAGTAATAAACCTTACTGTTCCACTTGCAAAATTTAATGCTAATTTACTTTTAGATGGGTTAGGGTCATAGATATACTCGTCTATAACCAATTTTGAATGTTCAGTTAGTTTTACAGTGCTTTGGTCTTCAAAAGATATTGCAATCCTGCCATTGCTAGTTCTAACATCGTCATAGGACTGAATGCCGAAATCTAGTTCGGCATTGTAATCCTTTTCTCTGATTACTTTTGCGTAACCTTTTAATTCAAATACTTTTCCAATATCAACAGCTTGTACTTGTTCCGCCATCATTTTGAATGACGCAAACAGTACCACTATTGCCACTAGATAAAATCTTGAGCCAATCACTAGCTAAAGTTGATGATTGTGTAATATTGAATGTTCTACTACTGCCTGTATGGTCTAAATAGAAAAACCCTTCGGCATATCCATCAGCATTGAAGTTTACTGTGTTATCACTTCCATCCACATCAACGTAGTTTGTGCCTAAGTCGTAATCAATCTCAAAATCAAATTCATTGTTGCTTCCTTGAATAATCCAGTCTAGGTCAAGACCAGATGCTAAATCATTTTTTGCGACATCTAAATCAAACTCATTGCTTGAACCAGTTACTTGTATATTGAAGTTGCCATCGTCTGCACCATAAGTGTTAGTTGGGTCAACCTCTATGTTGAATATATTTGAATCACCAGTAAACTCAAAAAAGCCTGTGAAGTCATCACTAAAAATGTCACCTAGAAACTGGTTGCTAGAGCCGATTTGATTTATGTCCACAGTCATTGTAGAGCCATTTAAATCAAATGCTGTCATAGTACCAGAAACAGCATCTAATCCACCAATAATGTTGGAGCTTCCTAGCTGTTCTACATCTAAATTCAATGTAGCGCCAACTTGATTGATATACACCTCGTTATCACTTAGTAGGTAATTACCACAATAAGCAAGTAGAGAGAATAAAATAAAATATTTTTTAATCATATTTCCAAAATCCATTTTCTTTTCCCTTAGAGATAAGTTCCAAAACTGCTGTTTCTATTGCCAACTGTAAGGCCAAACGCTTTTGTTCATTCCTAACATTGCCACTTTCAATTTCAACGAGTTTCGTTCCTTTAGCTCTAAATCTAAAAACATCTTGAGATATTGAAGCACTATAAAGAGTTTTCTCGCTCAAAATGTCTAACAAAACTTGTCCAGTAGATACTGATACAAGACGCAAGGAAACTGTCACAGTGTCCATTCGGTATTGCTTAGAGAATCCTATGCCAAGATACCTCACACCCTGTCCACCAGATTTGGTGTTACTTTCATACCCTACCACACCACCTTCAAGTAGTAAACCTGCAAATAAAAGAGGCCTAAGGCTATCATCTTCCTCAAACTGTGTTCTTGTTGTTCTAATAAGCTGTCGCTCTTTGGTTAAGTTATCAAGGCCGACACGCTCTACAACTGTAAAAAAACCATCGTTGTCCTTTCCTGCTTTGTGTAAAGCGCTGATTAAATATGTGTGTGGCGCTTGTGTTATTGCTGTTGAAAAACTTGCATACAGACTATTTGATAGCCTCTGTCCAGTTTGGTCAGTAAAACTTGTTGGATATATTGCGACTGTTGGTTTTATTGCAGGTGTTTCTACCTCAGTAAGTTCAGGCAAAACATCTTGTAAAATCTCTGCGCCCTCAGGATTAGCAAAAGGAACAATATTATTCTCTAGTGGGTCAAATAAAAAGGCAGCACAACTAGAAAGAGAAATCACCGATAGGAAGCGTAATTTCAGTAACATTGCCTTCACTATCAGTAATTTTGAGGGTAATAAGTCCCAGAGCTTCATCAACATAGTATTCAATAGTATTTCCCATTAATTCCAAGATACCACTTGTACTTGGATTTTCTCCGAACAAAGCATCAACTAATTGTCTAGAGAGTTGTGCATATATTCGGCTTTCAAGATTACGTATGAATCTCGCCAATGTTGTATTTTCGGCTTCTCTTTTGAGTTCTTCTTGATATGCTTTCATTTCTTCTTTGATTGCTTTCTTTCTATTGAATTCTTGATTTTCAATGGTCATGTAATGAGCAGACGTTCCTATTCCACTGAAACTTGGATTTTTGAAAGTGTGTACCATTTCATCAGCAAAAATTGGTAAAGCTAAAAATGGCAATAATAAAAGCAAGACACTACATCCTTTTTTTGATTTGTAATAATCTTTTTCTGTGTTGTTCATATCAATATGTTATACCAAAAAATCAAACAAAATGACAGTATCAAAATCCAAACTGTTAGCTTATACCAGTCAATTTTATATTTAATCTTTTCTTTGGTCATCTCTATCTGCTTTTGCAATTTTATTGCTGTCTATTAATTGTGGCACACCTAATATAGTTTTGATTAATGTATCTTGTCTTATAATCTCATTATCAAGGCTTCTGACCCTATCAATTAATGCTACCAAAATACCATGTTGTGAATCAAGTTTAGTGCCTAACCTTTCTTCCATAGCCTCAATTTGTTGCTGAACTTTATCATCAACAGTATCTATCTTTGTTTCCATGCCATCTACAATCCTCATTATTAGTTTGTAAATAAACCACCCTAAACCCAAAGCAGCAGCTATAGGAAAACCAACTTGTTGTATTACTGTAACTATTTCATTCATCAGCTTGGCTCACTTGGAAATACCACATCGTTTATACTGTCCTCATTAGAGTATGATGCAGGCAAATCTCTCAATTGTTGTCTATAAGTAGCCCACTCAGTTTTCTTGGCATTTGTTAATGGTGAATCACTAGCCTGTGTCCAATCACTTTCTTGCAATAAAGTTTTTCTTATTAAGCGAAGATGGTCTAGTGTGCTAAGTGGATTTCCGAGTGTTGCTTTTTTAAATAACATTATGATTGGGTACTTGCTGTTAATTTTATGGCAAAAATTGCAGTGTTAAAAGAAACTAAATCTGTATCAGATGATAAACGCTTTCCTTGTAATTGAAATAGTTTTGATTGTGTAGTACTTGCTGATACCTGTGCTGCTAAAACAAATGCTTGTGATGCTCCTGCGCCGACTGAGGACGTATAATTAGCTACAGAAGTACCACCATGTAAAATATCAAATCTTACTTGAGAGCCTGATGTTATCGTGCCACCAACATCTCCAACTGCGATAATTGCGTGAGTTCCTGCTTCTTTAGAAGCTGCCAAAGTAAAACTTTCTAAGGTCTGAAAAGACGTAGTGAGAAATGTGTTTCCAGAAGTAGCTGCTGATATCCCATAATCTCCCAAAATATTTGCTTGAAATATTCTTGTTTCATTTACTCCATCATCTTTGATATTATCAGCTTCCAGATTTTGCACTGTAATATTGTCAGCGTTTATTGTTCCTGCAGTAATTGTACCTAAATCAGCAAATATTCCAGAAAGTGTTGTGCCTGTTATCTGTCCACCTGTGATTGTATCTGAAGCTATTTGTGAAGCTGTTATTGTCTGTGCAGCAATCTCTGTAGCTGTAATAGAGTTTTGAACAATCAAATCTCCTGTTATAAAGTCTGAATTTGTTTTTTCTGTAAATGAGCCACCACCACCTGTGCTATTTGCAGTTTGACTGCCATACTCATATATCTTTTGTGTTTTTGGAGTAGCTGCGGTATTTGTAACAATTACTAAGTCTTTATTTCTTGGTTGTCTGCCGAAAGTTGAATTAAATGTAGAATCGTTTGGAGCATTTAGATTGCCACTCGCAGAAAAGGTAAATATGCCACCACCTGTGCCACCTAGCAAATCACCACCATCTTGAAAAGAAATATAGCTTCCTGCCTCTGGTCCAACAAAAGAAGAATGATTGCCAGAAGAATCAACTGCTCTTACAAAGTATTGAACTGTGGTTGAAGGGCTAACACCATGCGTATTATTTTCAAAAAGCTGTGAGGTTTTGCCTGCTTGTCCTGAAACTGTTGCCACTAAGTTGTCATCATTAGTGGGTGTGCTTGTGCCACTTTGTCTGTAAACTTTTGTAGCTTGAAAGTCTGCTTCTGAGGGATTAGTCCAAGTAATCAAAATACCACCTTCCACATTGTCAGTAGCGCTTAGATTTGAAGGTGCACTAGGCGCAGAGGTATCACCTGCTGTATTTACCTGTATAACACTCGTGTAATCACTTTTTCTATTGTTGTCGTATGTATGTCTTGCTCTAAGGAAAAAACTTTGTCCACTTTGTAAACCCTGAAAAGTTGTTGTTGAATTAGGGTAAGAAACAAAATTCATATTGTTTGGTGTGCCAAAAGTATTTGTCTGCCTTATCTCTACCTCTGTTCCTAAAGGTGTTATCCCTGTGGCATTTGTAAAACTAACATCAATTTTTGAGTTTGATGAGCCATCATCATTTAAGGAAGTCGTTGCTGTTCCTGCAAGGCTTGTCGGTGCAGAAAGTGCGATAGTGCCATCATCACCTACTGTTCCTGTGGTATTTGCGCCATAATCAGCAGAAGTGTCAAAGGCAAAAACATTAGTGTCTATCTCTTTTAAGCCTAAAGAAAGTCCTAAAACTGGTTGTTCTGCCGAGCCTACATCTGAAAAAACTGAGCTTATTACTTGAAAAGTTTTGTTAGTAAATCCTAACCTTTCATTTGTCACATATACCCAATCACCAACTTGAACTTCAAGAAAACCTAAATTTACTTTGGCATTGAAAGTCTGTGTTCTTCTTTGATAATTTAGTGCTAATTTACCCAATCTTTGTGCTTGTGAGTCATTTGTAGTAAAAGGTAATCGCATTTCCAAAATCTTTTTATAATTGCTTTGAGTTTCTCCACTTGGAGTGTCAATCGCTAGAAAATCAACTGCGCTATTACCTGACTCAGCATTTCCTGATTTTCTCAAAAAAGAATCTGTTGCAGTGAAATTATTAGCTTCATCAATGTAAATTGGTTTGACATGATTATAAATATTGCCAAGTCCAGAGGAGTTTTGCAGATTTATTTCTTCTAATAAATCATCATCAGTAATAGTTGCGCTTGGTGTTTGTGCAACACCAGTAAATATATTAAATTTTCCATTCGTGTAAGTTAGCTGACCTGCACAAGATGAAAGTATGCCCTCTATGGCCTCGCCTATCCCTGTCGTGCCATCAAAAAAGCCATTTGCTGTAAATTTATTGTGATTAGTACCATCTTTGTCTGCAACCTGCACATCACATGCATTCGCAGCACTAATAAAATTACCACCTGCAGAGGTGTTATCATTTATTTCATCATCAGTTGCCCTCAGCCCATATCTTGTATCTTTAAGAATATCACGCACTATCAATGCAGGATTATTAGAGAAAGCAGTATTTGTTGCGTGTACTCTTGGGTCAACCACTTTTTTCCCTTTTATCCTGTATGAAATCTCTGGTACAGCATTTAATTTTTCTCTGTCATAAACCATTTCAAAATGTATAAATGCAATGCCTTTTAGGTCATGGTCACCTGTGAAATCTGTTGTATTTATAGTGTGTGTGTTCATTTCTTGGTTGTCAGCGCCTAAACCAGTTACAAATCTTATTAATCTGCCATTGGTAAAACTGTTTTCATTTTCGGTATTCACAAAATCTGACGTAGTGACCTCACTAACTGTTGTTGAATTTACTGTTTGTGTTGTTGATGTAATTTCTTGTTTATTAATAAATATTTTTTCAATACTCTGAATCTCATGTCCTGCAATAGCTACAATCATATCTAATATGCTATTTTGTGTGCCTCTCGTTTTCATATAGATTACTGTGCCACCTACACGACACTCTCCATAAACTATCTGTCTAGGCGCTACAGGGTTAGTAGTTGTTAGTTTTGCGCCATAGTTTCCATTAGTTACTCCTTTTGGTGGTTTTGTAATTAATGTGTTTACCAATGCTCCCACACCTGCAAGCAATGCGCCTTGCACGACTCGGCTGAACGCAAAAGCGTATGTACCACCTGACAAAATTAAAAATGTTGCACCCACTACTACAAATGCAACTACAGCTGCTCTGACTGCGTTTTCTAATGCTTTAGCCATTTATTCTCCAAATGTTTATTGCCAAATCAATCGGTTTAGCTTGTAAGCCTGTTTCTGTTACAGCTTGTATAAAATTTCCATCATAAATCCCCAAAAGGTGTTCTTCTTCTTTGAAAAGCACAATGTCACCAACTTGGACATATTGTTTTTCAATTTTTTGCAAAGGTAAATTATTTAGCACATTGTTTATAGTATGTGGGAAATTGTCACCAAGCTCTGCAATTGCACTTAGAGCAGTTTTTTCATTTTTCCAGTCAATACCCTTAGGTATGGCAGATTTACCTGTTACAGAGCGAATGTATTCGTTTGAGAAGCGTACACAGTCCCATTTTCCCCATGCAAAACCTTTATCTTTGTATTTTGCAATATGGTCAAAAGTTTTTTGTTCCCAATTCTTTTTTTTTCTCATTCTTGTATTGTTCTTCTAAAGTTATCATCACCAAAATCATTATCCCCACGTGGTCCAGAGCCACCACGTCCACTAAGTTTAGTTGGACCCCAATTCAAATCAGCCTCTTGTATGTCAGTCACAAAATCTAAACCTTTATCACCAGAGAATAAGTCTTGTTGTGACTCTTTTGTATATCTTAAATTTGATGGCCTTTCAAAATCTATGAGCCTGTTTTCTAGTTCAATATTTATTGAGTTATTTCTTGGACCATCAAATATACTCATATCTGTAATCCTGCCACTATAAATCTGAAACTCTCCTGCACTTTCGTTTTTACCAGTCAAAAAGCCTAGAAAAATATTTACAACCCTATTTTGAAAGTTTTCAGTCAAGGCTAAATTTACAATATCTGCATTCATACCAGAAAGACTAAGTGTTAGGCCTGTGCTAGATAATTCATTGGTATCTTCTATTTCTGAAATAGATATTAAGTCACCTGCACCTGTATATGTGTTTCCACCAATAGTCAAATCTTCTAATCCAGTCCAAAGCCTTATTGTGCCTGAATCAAATTTTGCTTCAATGGCAACAAAACCACTTAAAGCATCAGATTTAGAAAAATTCTGTAAAGTTGTTTTGAGTGTTGCTGAAAGACTATCAAATCTTGTAGCCATTAAATCACCTCAATACAGGAAAATGCGAAGTTGTAATTAGAAAGTCGGTCTGCGCTCCAAGTTACTGTGGTGTTTTCCAATCTGAATAAACCTTTTGGATTAGTAAATACAGCAAAATTACCATCTGCAAAATCTGCACGTAAATTAGGCTCTATTCTCAGTGAAAAATGATTTAAAGCACTACCACCTTGACTTGTTTCTGTAGCAGCCTCTACTACTTGCACTAATTGTGCAGGGTTGCTTGTGGTATCAGCAGCGCCCTGTATTTGTAGATAATCACCTACTGCTATTGTGCCTGTGGCCGAGTTTGAACTTGCTTCTAGTGAAAGTGCTGATGCGCCTTTGACATTTTGTCGCACTTTGCAAGAGGAAACACTTGACTCATCCAGAATGTCGGCATCACCACTAATCTCTAAAACTGTGCCACTTACTGCATTTGTAACTTTGAATGTGCCTGTATTTTCAGGTTTTGTTGGTCCAGTAATGTGTATAAAATCACCTGTCACTAAATCTCCAAATACTGAGCTTCCTGCTGTGACTCTTGAATTTGAAGCAGTAAATGACAATGTCACGCTTGTTTGATTAATTCTTGGGTCAGAAATCAAATGTGCTGCATCATAAGTGCCTGTATTAGCAAGGGCATCTGGGTCAGCAAATTTAAAATAGTTGATTGGACCACGTAATTGCATAAAAAATGCCTGCCAATTTACAGCTGTTGCTCTCCTCATTTTTGGTAGAGTGAGGTCTGCTTGCCAACCCACAAAATCAAATTCTTGTGTTTTGTATGAGCCAGTAAATGGTGATTGTGTTGAAGCAATTGACCTCTGTAAGCTAAAACTACTACTAACAAAGTTAGGTGTTGAGGGCATTGCAATTGTTCTAGGCACTGAAAGCACCTTTATACCTTATGCTTCTTACAGCTTTTTCTTGCACAGCAGCAGCAGTAACATCAGCAATCTGAGGTAGAAGCTGTAATACTTCGTTTCTTACAGTTGCATTGATACCTGTTGCGAAATTAATACTTTGATTCACGACAGTTGTGCCTCCACCTCCTAAAGCATTTTTGGTATTCATGTTATTCAAAACTGTCCCACCTGAGTTTGGAATAAGTAACTCTGGACCACGCTCACCAACAAGCAAAGGTTGTCCACCACTGTAGCGTCCTCCTCCTGCGAGTTCCATCGTTGGTGCAGGTGTATAACCTTCAACACCACTAAATACTGAGTTCAAAATAGGATTTATTACAGCTAACTGCATAAAAGTCGCTATTATCTGTTTGACAATGTCTGCAGCTAAATTTCTAAATGACTCAAGCATATTGCCTGAGTTTAGTAAAGCATCAGCAAATGACATGGCGAAGCTGTTTGTAGCAATTGCAATTGCATCGGCCATTGCTTGTGCTGAGCTTACAGTTTTGTCTTGTTGGTTTTCAGCGTCTATTAAAGCATTTATATAATTTTCTATTTGTGTTATCTCCTCTTTCGTAAACACTAATACACCCTCTTTATCGGTCAAACCCTCAAATTGGTTTAATTCTTTTAACAAATTATTTAGCCTTTCTACTTCTGGCACTGAGTCCTCTAATATTTTCTTAAATTGTGTGCGAAGGCCGATTTGTTCTTGTGTTAGTGAATTATTTTTTTCTGTTTCATTATTTTCTGCATCCACTAGAGCTTTTCTTTCTTTGAGTAATGTATTAATTTGGTTTTCATTCTCAATCAATATTTTTGCAATCATTAGGCCTTCTGCGTCAGATGAGTGCAACATCATAAAATCTTTGCTACTTACTTCTTCTGATTGTTTTTGTAGTCTTTTAATTTCAGCGTCTATTTCTTTTAGCTTTTGAACTGGGTCTTCAGTTGTTATACCTAAATCTTGCAGAGTTCTTTCTCCTCTTACAGCCCTAAAAAATCTTGACGTAGCGTTTGCTAAGTCTGTCATTGTGGCTGCAAGACCTTTCATCATATCTCCTATCCCACTTTTAAATATTTCGTCTCCAAGTTCTCTGAATGCGATTTCCATATTAGAGGAAACTGTTGAAAGATTATCCATTTTAGTAGCCATTGCACCACCAAACTGTTTATTTAGTGACCTTATGAGCGCATCAACTATTGTTTTTGCGCCTTCTGCAGATTTACCAAACTCTGAAATTTCATCTCTGCTAAGGCCTAATTCATCTTTTAAGCCACCAAAAACATCAATACCTCTATCGGCAATCATGTTTAATTCTTCTAAGCCAAGACCACCACCTGCTGACCTTTGCACTAAACGTATCAATGCATTGAATGTGCCTAATTGGTCAACAGCTACAGATGATGTGTCTGCAAAGGTTTGTAGCATGTCATTGGTCGGCTCTATTCCTGCTGATTTTAGTGCAATAAATGCTTGTGTGGCAGTATCAATTTGGAAAGGTGTCGTTTGTGCGAAATTCAATATCCGATTGAATGCTTGGTCACCTGCAGCTACCGAGCCGAATACTGTGTCTAAACTATCTTTTAAATCTTCAAACCGAGAGCCAACAGCTGCTACACCTCTTACACCTTGTATTCCTGCTAAAGCAATACCTAATGCACCAATCCTACCTATTAATTTAGAAGTGCTGTTTGCTGCTAATGCACCACCTGCTGCGAATGCACCTAAATTTTGCCCACCTTGTTTACCAGTTTTTGCTGAGCTTCTTTCTAAATCACGAAGCTGAGCTTTCAACTGACCCATGTCAGCCCTAATTTTAACTATTAGTTCATCAACTGTTTTTGCCATTAGTCAGGGTATAACTCCATTAACTTTTCTAATTCGTCTTTTTTCATAGCTTCCTCATTTGTTGTGTGGAAACTTTTGAATCCTCTTATCGTAGCATAGATTTCTTTTAAACTGCTATTCCAAAAGTCATTTGGAGCTACCTGTATTGTACCAAGACAAACATCAACATAGCTTTGCCAGTCTATTGGCTCGGTTGCTTTTGTGGCTTTCCCACGCTTCTCTCCTTTGGGTCTGTAAGAGAGAAACTTAATAAATTTGCCACGTTGGTTGAAACTTTGACTAGGCCTGTTTCTTCAATGAGTCTGTGCACTTCTTTTTTATCCACATCATTGCCTCCATTACGCAAACCATAATATAAAACAGTAGCTAAATCTTTTAATTTACCTTTGACATTGGAAATATCCAAAGCTAACTCAATAATTGACTTACTGAGCTCATCTTCTATGCGAATAATAGAATCTATCGTTAATCTGCAGGTATAAGTTTTACCTGCAAAATCTAAATCAATCTCTCCCTTCTGAGGATTTGCCATTTTTGACTCCTTTTTCTGGACTTGCGCCTGCAAGTTTTATTTTTAATATATTATCCCTCGTATCAAGCAGATGGGATAAAACTTTTAGCTCTTTCCCATCCACATTCAGAGATTCTCCGACTTTAATTTCATTAGGTATTTCAAGGTTTACACCATCAAACATTCCCATGATTTCATCATCTTTGACTTTTACAATTACTTCTTTAAACATTTTGTCTTTAATTAATTACTTGCAAATGATACATAACCTGCAGATTGAAAACTTACAGAATATGTAGCTTCACCATTATGCTCTCCTGCATACTCTAAAGATTCAATCATAAATGGACCAGTAAATACTGCTAAATCTGGTACAACAAATTGAAAATTCTTGAATGCTGCAGTTTGTGCAGATGAGCCATCTGACGTATTTTGCTGTGCATAATATGCAGTTCTTAATGTTTGTTCTGCTGAACTATCAGTAAATACACCTGAGCCACTAATTGCCACACTATTAACACCACCACCTGCTAATAACAGTCTGTGACCATTATCATCTTTAGAGGTAACATCTACTGCTTCATCAGAAAATGTTATTGATGATGACCTTAGACCACCAAGTGTTACGTATGTGCTGCCAGTAGTGTTTATTTTAATTAAAACATCTTTACCTTTTTGTGCTGCCATAATTTCTCCTAATTATTATCCTAACATCACTGCACGGAATCTCATAATCCCATGTCTTGTCACTCCGTCTGGGTCTCTTAGTATATCAGAAAATTCAAACCTTAAATTTATCAGATTGAATCCTGAAACACTTAAACTATGATTGTGCATTAAATCATGTATTCTGTCCATGATTTGTTTACATTCTTTTGCTCCATTGTATTCAGACCAAACATGAAACGTCAAAGTATGAACACCACCATCTTCGTCTTTAGTGCTGTAATCAACACTTGTGCCATAGCCTAAAGAAACATAAGGCACACTTTGTCCTTCTGGCACTTCGTCAAATACACTTGCACCCAAAGTAGAAGTAAGCGTTGAATCAGAACTTAGGCGAGAGTAAACAGCTTCTTGTAATGCAAATTGTCCTATGCTCATTTTTTGATTAAGCTCTCCGAAGCGAATATTTTTTCAATAGCATCTGCGCTATCTTCTAAAGCAGGTTGTAAAAATGGCCTTTCTTGAATGTATCTTGTGCCAAACTCTAAAAATTCTGAATATGGTGCGCTAGAAGCAACTACCATTTCTAATCCTTTGCCCTCACGTGTTACTTCCTTATGTGATATGTTACTAACCAAAAAACCTGTATCAGTTGCAGGAGATTCACCTGCAGCAGAAGCACGATGCGTTCTTCTTGGATTGTATTTTTCGTATATTTTTCCTGTGTGTGGACCACGCTGTATTCGTTCTTTCGCTTTGCCTTCAACTACCAATCCACTCCTGTTCAATGCCCTTCTTACATTTTTTTCAAGGTTTTGTTTCAGGCGTTTGTCTGCGATTTTTTGGAAACCTTCTTTGAGGCCTGTAATCTTAAAACTCATATTGCGTCTCCCTCTGTGCAGACCAAGAGCATATATCTATTTCTTTCATCAATATTTCTTATGTGACGAATATTAAATTCTCTTGAGTCGTAAACAATTTTATCATTTGTGCCAATATCTGCTCGGTATCGTATCGTTATTTCATGTGTGACAGTTTCTTCTACTTTGCCATGCCTAAATAACTCTTTTCCATTCACTGGTCTTACGAAAGCAAATAGGTCTTTGAGTATGCTATAAGACTTTGTCATACCACCACCTGTATCAGTGGTGTTTGTAGAGCGTTGAAGTTGTACTCTGTGTCTTAATCTTCCTAAGTGATTTGCCATTAACCTATTGCCATAATTGAAGACGAGCCTAAACCCTCATGCACAACGTAAGGCGCATAAAGACTTTTTAGCTGTTTAGGGAATGGCGTAATGGCGTCATACATATCTCCTCTATGCTCGTATAAATGTGCAACGTGCTGTAAAATTCCAATCCTTATTGGCTCAGGTATGTCATACACAGAGGAATATCCTGCACTGTAAACTACCTTTATTGCATTCGCCACTCTTAAAGCTGTTGGGAAACTTTCACCAAGTCTAAGCACTACTCTTGCAGGCTCACGCACATTATCAACAAAGTACTTTGATGCTGCGAATGTAGTTTCAGTATCATCGTCTGCAAATGTTGAAACGCTTGTGACTGAGATTACAGGTGGTCTAGGCAGAACAATATAATTTTTGTAATAATTTAAGTATGGACCAGTCTTAACACCCTCAAATAATGGGTCTGCCAACTCATCGTAAGCGTCTGCAAAAAAAGATATTGTTTGCTGTGAAAGAGAGCGCTTTGTATATTCTTCTGCGAATCTTCTTGCTGTTTCAATATAGCGTTGTAAAATTCTTTCGTCGGCACTATCGTCAAGTCTTAAATGCTCTTTAGCTTCTTGTAAAGTGATTGGCTCAACTGTTGGCGCTGTCGTTATCTGTATGCCTGCCATAATTATAAATATTAGTTATAGAACTTTCTCCAAAACATAAGTACCAATTATAGTTGCATATAAACCCATAATTAGTAGTTCCATTCTTACAAATCGTTTTGACCCTGCATCTAATCTTTTTTCAATGCTTTCGTGCCTTATTGAGCAAATTTCTTCAAATTGCTCAAGTCTTGATACTGGATTCATTATCTTTCTTTTCTTCGCCATCAGGTTTTTCCAAAAACGATTGTAAAATACTCAAATAAGATTTTTCTAAGATATTTAGCTGCTCAACCTTAAAATTTGACTCACTAATAAAAGTTTCTTTTTCTTTTTTTATTAGCCAAAACTTGTTGAATAAAACTTTACCCTCATCATCTAAGTCTGAAAATTTTACCTCTACATTTTCTTGACCTTCTTTTGTGATGGTCAATACTCTTTCATCTACGTTGGTTTTTTTAGCATCTGCCATAATTTTTATCTCCTAATAAAAACATTTTAAATTCATTGTTTATTTGTGTCCACATTATTTTTTTTACCACTATGAGCTTAATTGTTTCGCTACTGAACTTGGATTTATTTTTTTTGCTATATCCTGTTCAAGTTTTGCTTTAATATCTGTAACATTACTAGAGCCAATTGCACTTTCTACCCAACCCTGCACATCAGAGGCATTTAGGCTTGACCAATTTATAAAACTTGATAAATCAGACGTGTCTAAATAAACCCTTCCATTATCCTCTGCAAAATAATTCTTACCATCACTATCAACATTTGTATCGTCTGTGGCCTTCAATTTGTAATTTACTTTGTAAACAACATTTGATTTGCCACTCTTACTTGGATATACATGACAGTTAGAAACATCCCACTGAAAATTTATTGCCATTACTTTTCTCCCTCTAGTTCTTGTATTTTGTTTTTTAACATTTCTATTTGCTCTTGTTGTTCTTGTATAGCTTTGACTAAATTAGGAACTAAAGGTGCATAATCTAATTCCCACTTAACTGTATCTGAGCCAACTGTTACACCTCTAGCATATTCTCCAATATCATCAAATGCTTTTTTATACGACTGAGCGCCAAAACCACATCCATCAGTTACACCTGTATCTTTTCTTGTATATTTAATTGGCTCTAATCTTGAAATTAAATCTAAACCAACTGCTGGTCCAATAATCTCCTTGTATCTTTCATCAGATTCAACAGCAAGACCAACAGTATCAGCAGAATTGTCATAATCAAGTTTAGCTAGACTTTCATTATTGTTTTTCTTATAAAATCTAATGAATCTGTAAAAAGAAGCATCACCAGTATCGCTATCAAGGGCTAAAACTGCATCATCATTACTACCTGTTTTCTTGACATTCAATGCTTCATTTTCAAATGTGCTACCACTACCAATGCGAACTAACTCACTTGTGTTAATTACACCATCCGACTCAATAGCAAATCTCAAATTTTGACCATTAGTGTAAAAGTCTATAGAGCCAGTATCTGTTCTAAATGAAAAATCGTTAGCACTACCACCAGATTTGAGTGCATTACCACCACCGATAAAACCATAGTTTGTTGAGCCATCAGTTAAAGATATACCAGTATTTCCTGTTCCTGCTGTCAGTGCTAGGGTATTTCCATTCCATGTAGCATTTGCCTCTCCTTCTAATGTGTTAGCTGTGCCACTCCCTGTTATAAGCCTATTGTTTGCGTTGTTGTTTATAGTTGTGCCTGAGGCAGAGGCAAAAGATAATGTTCCACTACCATTTGTTTGCAAGACTTGTCCATTTGAGCCATCAGAAGTAGGTAAAGTGTATGCACCATTAACATTTACTGTGCCTGTAACTTGTATGCCTGAGCTAGTAGTTTCAAATTTTTTGGCATTATCCTCATAAAGCTCAACAGAGCCATTGCTGATAAATCTTCCCATGTAATCACCACCAGAGGCTCCCAGAAGCTGTATTTCTGTGCCATTTGAGATTAAGTTTAGATTGCCTGTGCCTGTGTCTTTAATTACGCTATTTGAACCATTGTGGAATATTTCTAAATCTCCACCTGTGCCTGATACTATTTTTACATCATCTGGAAATGTGGCATTTTTTGCAAAGTTGATAGTTGTAGCACTACCATCAAGAGTTAAATAAGCTGTATTACTGCCTGAGCCATCATCTGTTTTAAAAATAATATCTCCGTCATCAGTATTATTTATAATACTTAGGCTACCTGTTTCATTTTGAATTATAGAATCTGTGCCATCATGTTTTAGTCTTAGGTCATGTGCATTACCAACACCAATCAATTTGTTATCAACTGCTCTGAAATTGACACTAGAAAAAATATTACCTTCAGAGCCATCAAGTGATAAATAAGCTGTAACACCACCACTACCATCATCAGAGGATAGAATAATATCTGCGTCATCAGTTGTATTACGTATGTTAAGGCTACCAACACCAACTTGGTCTATAAATGAATTTGAGCCGTCATGTTTTATCTGCAGGTCATTGCTAGCTCCAAATTTTAATAGGACACTATCACCAAATTTTGCATCTTGTCCAAATATTGTTTGTGCTCCACTACCATCTAAAGTTATATAGTTTGTAACACCACCAGAATCATCATCTGACTGCAATATCAAATCTCCATCATCAACTGTATTTCTGATAATTAGATTTCCTGTAGAAGTATTTTTAATAATTGAATTTGTTCCATCATGCAATAACTGTAAATCGTTACCAGTTCCAACCTTCAAATCTACGTTATCACCAAGTTTTACATCTCTGTTAAATTCTACAATTTCATTACCACCATCAACTCTGAAATATTGAATAGTGCCACCAGAGCCATCATCACTTGAAAATATAATGTCACCATCATTTGCTTTTTGTAAAAATCTTAAGTCACCAGTTTCATTTTCTATTTTGCCATCAGTTGCATCATGGAATATATTTAAATCGCTGCCATCACCAAATACAGCTTTCCCATTATCAGCTAATTTTATATCGTGGTTAAAAGTTGCTGTACCTGCATCTGACATATCAAGTGTAAGGGCAGTGATAGCTGAGCCACCATCATCACCATGAAATGTAATATCACCATCTTGTATGGAGGCCATGAGTTGAATATTGTTTCCATTTTTTCTGATAGAGCCGAATTGTGTGCCACCATCTTTGAAAAGAACATCTTGACCATCAGCATCAAGAGTAATATCTCCTGCAGCGTCTAACGATACGCCTCCGCTCCCGTCATTAGTGAGTTTTCCTGATATATAAATATCCTTGAATCTAATATTACTGACACCCAAATCAACAGCATCATCATTATTAGCACTAGCTGTGGTTGGTGAGATTGCTGAAGCTGCATCATTAATTCTTAAACCAACTGCTCCTTGTACTAATGATAAGTCACTTCCTATTTCTTTTATAACTCCACTATTTGCTCCTGATGTAATAGTTCCACTTGTATTCAAGGTATCAAAGTAAGCGTCTTTGAATCTTACTGAGCTTGTTCCTAAATCTACGTCACTGTCTGTTTGTGGTCCAAAAACGCCATCAGATACAAAAACTTGTTCTGCATTTGCAGCATAGAAATGTATTTCGTCTGCTGTTTCAAAATCTATTTTTGTTTGGTCGTCCTCTCCAATCTTTAAATCTGTAGCAAGGATAGAGGTTATACCTGTTTGTGCAGCGTCAATTGTAAAGGTCAAATCAAATGGGTCACTATCAGAGCCTGTGCTTGTATCAGTAAAGTTTGTTGTTATGCCTGAGCCAATAAATTTAACTTCTTTATTGTTATTGATTGTTACTTCTGTGCCATCATCATCTTCCATAATGAAACTTGACATACCACCTGCAGCTGATACTTCGGCATCAACGTAGGCTTTTACAGATTGTTGTGTTGGTACTAAGGAAGCTGAGTTAGAGGCCATGTTATCCTCATCAACAAAAGCAGTAATTGTTATACTGCCATCAGATATACTGCCAAATGTTATTGTTCCAGACGCTGTAAGGCCTGCAGAGGAGATTAAACCAGTTGAGGGATTGTAAGTGAAGCCTGTGTCTGTTTCTAAACCCTGTGAGCCTGTTGCACCATCTACAAAGACTGGGAATATTGTTTCGTCTGTAGAATTATTTGCCGAAACTGTGACCTGTGTTGCAAGAGCAGCAGTTCCAGTCGTATCTTGGTTTAATGTGCCAACAACAAAATCCAAAGTGTTGTCACTATCATTGAATGTTACTGTTATTCCTGTTTCGGTGTTTGAGCCGACCATTGCTCCCACTGTGTCAGCTATTACTTCGGCAAGTGTTTCGCCATTGACAGTTATCGCATCTGCTTCAAGAGTGCCATCTACATCAACGTCTCCACTAATATCTAGGCTTGTGGCAACAACTGCTCCAGTAACATCTATACCTGTTGAGGTTGTTTCAAACTTTTTAATATCATTATGAAACAACCTGACACTACCATCTGTTAAAAATGATGCTTTAGTTTCATTTACAGCAGTATTATAAATTATCAAATCATCTGCATTTATTCTTAAATTACCACTACCAGATTCTTTTATTACTGAATGATTGTTAGATGAACTGTGGAAAATTTCTAAGTCATTACCACCACCGAATAAAGCCTTAACATCATCTGAGTGTTTTGTGTCTTTAGGGAACTCAGTACGAACTGCACTACCATCTAAAGTTATATAGGACGTAGTTCCACCAGAGCCATCGTCACTTCTAAGCTGTAAATCACCATCATCAACATTTTGTGTTATGAATAATGTTCCTGTGTGGTTTGCAATAATGCTATTTGTACCATTATGGCTTATTTGGAAGTCACTTCCTGTGCCGACATTAAAACCAACATTATCAT